AGAAGTATCCTAGTTACCGTTATATTGGTGACGCAAGGAGTATTATATTTTGGTATTTTCTAGGTAGGTTTATATTACCTAAACTATTACCACCATCGTGTGCGTTAATGACATGTTACTTATTAAGAATTTGTGGTTTCAAGGTAGGAGACCACGTACAACCAAAGACACTTTACAAGGAGTTAGATGATGCAGCTAATTATAATAGCTGGACAAGCTGGGGTTGGAAAGACTACGCTAGCACATATAATTGCTGCTGAAGTATTTGGTTTAGGTCTTGTCCCTAAGCTTTTGTCTTTTGCTGGCCCGCTAAAGGCTATGGCAGACGAAAAAGGCTATAGTAAAGATGATAATCCAAAAGAATATAGAAAGTTTTGTCAATCTTATGGCGCTGCTAAGCGTGCCGTGAACGATAACTATTGGATAGAAGAGCTGAATAAAGATATTAAGAAAGCTAGCGAAGAAGAAGCAAAGGCAATGGCTTCCTCTAACAAATATTGGGAACGTTGTGTTATCATAGATGATTGTAGATATCCTAATGAAGTAGAGTACGGTTTAAATAACAAGGGTACTTTAATCTTCCTTTCTTCTGGTAACAGAAAGATTGTTGATCCAAAGGAACGGTGGAGAAACCACCACTCTGAAGATATGGCTAAACTTATTGACAACGGAGCCAAAGAGTTTAGAAAATTATTTAACTGTTTGATTAAGAACCAAGGTACTATAGAAAATCTTAGAGAAAAGGTCCATTCTTTTGTTCCTCTTTGGTGTGGTGTAATACCCACTGACAATCAGGAGTACAAGGATGAGCACGTTGATGATCTTACAAGATGTATAACTGAACTGATTGATCTCCTCTTATTAGGTAAGCTTGATGAGGAGGAGGATGATGAGGAAGAAACCTAGAAAAGCTTTTTTAGATGGCGATATCCTCGCATACCAGACGGCGTTCTGGGCAGAGGTAAACGATCCTGATGATTTTCCTATTAAGTTGGAGAAGCTGGTTAAGCAGTGGACTCCTGATGGGGTAGATGATATTACAATAGCACTGTCTTGCTCAAGAGTAGACAACTTCAGAAGAAATATATGGCCTGATTATAAGGCTAACAGGGAAGATCTCTATATACCAGAGTATTTATTAGATGTGAAGGACCACATGAGATATAAGTACAAGTGTAAAGAATTACCTTCCTTAGAAGCAGACGATATACTTGGGATATACACATACTCTAACAAGGCTATTGCTGTTACAATAGATAAGGATCTTAAAGGGGTATGTGGTTGGCACTATAACCCTAGAAAAGATGAGGAGTTACGGTTTATAACTAAGAAAGAAGCTAGAAGATTCTTCTTTGAACAGTGGATGACTGGAGATTCTGTTGACGGTTTGCCCGGACTATGGAGAATCGGTCCCAAAACAGCACAGAAGATGCTAGAAGAGTGGGATGAAGGGGATTGGGAGGGGTGTATTATTGAACTATATACTAGTGATAAGTACAAACCGAAGAAGAAGTACGATATGTCCTCTAAAGATGTAGCTGTGGCTATGGCTCAGTGCGTAAACATATTAACCACAGAGACTTACAACTTAAAAACAAATAAAATTAGTCTATGGGTACCTAAAGATGGGTAATAAAGACAATAAGGAGAAAACATGGACGAATTCCAGAAGTTTGTAGTGACAAGTAACTACTGCAGATGGCTAGATGATGAGAAGCGGAGAGAGACATGGCGTGAGTGTGTCGATAGGTATTATGATTACTTCTTGGATCGTTTTCCTGCTATTAAGGAAGGTCACCTTGAGGAGTGGAATGATATTAGAGAGATGACATTTAATCTTGAGCTGTTTCCCTCTATGAGGGCTCTCATGACTGCTGGAAAGGCAGCTGATAGGGACGATACTTGTTTATATAACTGTTCTTATTTACCTATCAACTCAATCCAGTCTTTCTCAGATATATTATATATCTTATGTTGTGGGACAGGGGTAGGATTCTCTTGTGAACGATCAGAGATTGATAACCTTCCTACAATACCTACTATTAACCGTGTTGAAGATAACTATATTGTAGTTGGAGATTCACGTGAAGGGTGGGCTAGAGCTTACAGTGCTTTACTAAGTTCTCTATACAATGGCATACACCCAACATGGGAAACCCACCTTGTACGACCAAGAGGATCTAGGCTTAAGACATTTGGTGGAAGAGCCAGTGGACCTGAGCCTTTAGAAAAGTTATTTAAGTATACAGTTAATATGTTTTATAAACAAAGCGGACAGAAGTTAACCTCTCTTAATGTACACGATCTTGTTTGTATGATCGGAGAGGTTGTAATCTCCGGAGGAGTACGCAGGTCGGCTTTGATATCTTTGTCTGATCTTGATGATAGAGAAATGTCTAAGGCTAAGTCTGGACCTTGGTGGGAAGGATCGAGTCACAGATCCCTATCTAATAACTCTGCTGTTTATGAAGCCAAGCCTACACTTAGTAGGTTTATGGAAGAGTGGGCTTTGTTATATGATTCTCGAAGCGGTGAACGTGGTATATGTAATAGAGAAGCAATGAATAACATTGCTGAGCGAAGTTACAGAAGTAAAGCTAAGTGGGGAACTAACCCGTGTAGTGAAATTATATTGAGACCTAAGCAATTCTGTAACTTGTCAGAGGTTGTTATAAGATCCCATGATACTGAGGCTACTCTTAGACGTAAGGTTAGGATGGCTACTATTCTCGGTACAATCCAATCGGCGTGCACTAAGTTTACTTACTTAGATCATGAGTGGAAAAATAACTGTGAAGATGAAAGATTATTAGGTGTCTCCTTTACGGGTATATATGATAGTTTGCTAACCTCATCAAACAACGAGACACTGAAAGATCTATTAACAAAGCTTAAAGAAGAAGCACATTTAACAAACGAAAAGTGGGCAGAGATTATAGGGATTGAGAAGTCTAAGTCTATCACTTGTTGTAAACCAAGCGGAACTACTTCGTGTGTTGCTAATACATCATCAGGAATCCATCCTAGATTCTCTGAGTATTATATTAGGCGAGTCAGGATAGACACAGACAACCCCTTGTGTGCCTTTATGAAGGACCGAGGTGTTGTCCACGAATCTTGTGTTACTAGAGGAGACACAACTACTATCTTCTCTTTCCCGGTAAAGTCACCTAATGAAGCTACAACATATACCCACTATAATCCGCTTGATCATTTAGAGTTGTGGCTTACTTATCAAAAATATTGGTGTGATCATAAACCATCGGTTACAGTAAACTATACAGACAATAGTTTTCTTTCAGTAGGTCAATGGATATATGCTAATTGGGAATGGGTTTCTGGTATATCTTTCTTACCCCAAACAGATCATGTATATGAACAAGCCCCATTCGAGGCTATAAGTAAAGAACATTATTTAGAAATGGTGGAACAAACCCCAGCTAATATTAACTGGGAGAATCTATCGTTCTATGAACTTGAAGATACAACAACCAACACACATACACTTGCGTGTAGCGGTGGTACGTGTGAGGTTGTGGATTTAGTGGAGAACTAATATGAGTATGTTGCATAATAAAGCCACAGTTTATCGTAAGATGCGTATGAACGCTCAAGTACTGCCAGCTGAATTGGTTATAGTTATTAAAGACATTGATCAAAGACTCTTGGCTTTAGAGAAAGGTAATACAAATGAAACAGGAATGGAAGAACCTAAGTCTACTGGACGTAGACCTAGCAAAGTTTCTAAGAAAAAAGTACCCGCCTCTTGAATATAATCTAGAGAAAGACTCTGATGAGTTTATTAGAGAAGCAATCTTTAGAGCCGGTCAACGAGAAGTAATCTACACGATAGAACATATTATCGAACTTCAGAAAAAAGGAGTAAGTAATGCCTAGTATCAATCCTGAACAAGCTATGATGCAGGGAATGATGGGAATGATGGGTGGAGGAGAACAACAACCTCCAGTACCCCCGCCCCCAACAAAGGGTCAACCCTCCTCAGTAGAATCAGCTAGTGCAGGTGGCGATGTTATTCTAGGTCATTTAACTCCCGGTGAAATTGTTATTCCTTTAGATATTATTAGTGAGCCTTTGTCTAAGAAGAAGATTGATGTTATGTTCGAAGGAGCTGGTCTTGACCTTACTCAATATACTGTAGGCCATAAGAATAATAATATCAACAAAGAGACAGGCAACCCACAGTTTGGGCATAGTAGTAAAATAAGAAAGGCTAAGTGGGAAGCTATTGCTAAGGCTAGAGCTGCAGCTAAGCAAGCCAAGGCTGATATCCGAAGGCAGATACGCGGATTCAAGAAACATATGGCTGAGGAAGCGGCAAAGATGAGGCAAGAACACAAGGAGAAGGTGCGGACAATGAAAGCAAGGACTATGGTTACAGATAAAGGTTATCAAGAGAAGCTGAGTATGTTTGCAAAGGAAGAAGCTAATCTTGGTGTGCGACCCGGTGTTGAAGCTGGTGGTGATGTAGGTATTTCTCCTGAAGGTAGATCGCCCGGTATGCAAGCAAGTTCTTGGAGGCGTAGATCACGTAGGGGTGCTAGGAGATTAGAAGGGAGACCCTCATGATTAGAAACCATCCTTTATTCTTTGGGGGCGGGCCGAGTGGAGAGATACCTCAAGGTTTATCTGCAGCAGATCAAAGGAGTCTCTTAGAGAAGGAGGCAGAGTTATCTGCTGAAAGAGATTTAGCACAAAGAGAGTTCTTGGCCGAACAAGAAGCACAAAGAGCAGCACGAGAAGATGCTCAAAGAATGATGCAGCAACAAGAAGAAGAAGCTAGAATATCTGAACTAGAAAGACTTGAAAAAATGGGTGCTGATGTTTCGGAAAGTATTGAAGAACCTAAAGATGTTGATACATCTGTTGCTGATATGTTTGCCTCGCTTGCTTTTGGTACTGATTTCATTACTGAAAGTGAAGAGGAAGAGGAAACAACAGAGGAAACAAGACCTGAATAAGGGGAATAACTAATGGTCGATATCGCAAAACGATTCAAAATTCTTGATAGTTTACGGTGGTCTAAACTAGAAAGATCTCGTTATTGTGCATCGCTTACTATTCCATCTCTATTACCACCACAAGGGTGGACAGAGCAAAGCCAACTACCCCAACCATTTAGTTCTATTCCTGCACGAGGTGTTACAGCTATGGCTAGTCGAATGCTTAGTGCATTGTTGCCGTTAAATGATATGCCTTTCTTTAAATTCGAGATGGGTTCTGGTATTGAACCTGAGGTAGAGGTACAGGTCTATCTATCTAATCTTTCACAACAAGTTTATACTAAGTTATCGGCTGGTAACTTAAGAGAAACTATTTACCAAGCACTACAACATCTTATTGTTATTGGTGATGTTTGTATTATTATGGATGATGATATGAACTTTAGGGTTGTAAGATTAGATAGATATGTATGTCGTAGAGATGTTTATGGTGAAGTAGAAGAATGTATTATGGTTGAATATGAGTCGCTTCCTGAGGCTATGAATAGTGACGATTATTTAATGTCTTCTTCAGAGGGAATGGATAATAGACAGGGATACAAAGAAGTATACATGAGAATTGTTGTTAAGGATGGTGTCTGGACAATAACAAGACAAGATGCTGATGGTAATGCTCTCCAAGGTGGTGGTGAATATACTACACCCCCCTTTATAATGCTTAGGTGGGTCGGTGTACCCGGAGAGAACTATGGTCGATCACATTGCGAGGATCTAATTGGTGATATCAAAACCCTTGAAGGATTTACTGAGGGGTTGATTAATGGTATCTCTGCTGCTTCACTGTTTTGGCAGGGTGTTGACCCAACGGGTATTACTGAGATAGATGATCTTGCTGGATCTCCTTCTGGGTCTTTTGTTGCTTCAAGACCTAACGAAGTCTTTACAATCTCACCTGCACAAACCATGAACCCCCAGATTGGTGCAACACAAACCGGTGTAGATATATTACGTAAGGAAATAGGAAGAGCTTTCTTATTAGACTCCGCTAGCATACCCCAAGGTGAAAGGGTTACAGCTACTGCTGTTAGAATGATTGGTCAAGAACTTGAACACGTTCTTGGCGGAGCATTTTCGGCTATTGCTAGAGATTTGATGGAGCCTATTGTAAGACGAACTGTATTTCTTATGACTACCAACAGTGAGATAGATGAAAGACTTCAGGATATGTTTACTGAAGAGGGGATGTTAGGTGTTTCTATTGTCACTGGTCTTCAGGCACTTAGTAGAGATAGTGATCTGCAGAAGCTTATGCAAATGGGTGAGATGGTTAGAAACCTACCGGAAGCTGCTGCTGCAATGTTCCGATGGGATGAATATGGTAGAGCTCTTATCAGTTCTCTCGGCTTTAATGCCCAACAGTGGATTAAAACAGAAGAGGATGTTAAACAAGAGCAAATGGAAATAGCCCAAGCTCAGGCTCAGATTCAAGGATCTGCTGATAGGACAACAATGGTTAACCAAGCTGTAACTGAAGGTGGATTACAAGCTGCTATGCAGGATATGGAAGCTACTGGCGGTCAAGGTATACAGCAAGCTATGCAGCAGGGGGTAATCTAATGGCTACTCTAACAGCAGAAGCTTTTTCTTCATCTACTATTGGTGGGTATACTTCTAGAACAACAGCAGTTAGTCCTACCTTAGCTAGCGGTACCGATTCCCTTGCTAGTATTGCTATAGATACAAATACTGATAACCTTGCTAACAAGGCCGCCGATCTTGTTATGGGTGTTATTGTGGCTACGGAGTATAATACTACTGCAACCTGTACTATAACAATTACAGCTTTTACCGAACTTAATAGTACTGATAAGATAAACCTAATTGCTACTGATGGTACCAACTACGATTTTGTTAATGGTGACCAAAGTTCAGTGGCGGGAACGTGGGAATCCACAACTTCCAACGATGCCACAGCTACTAATTTGATGAATGTAATCAACACCTCATCGGGTCCGGCAGGAACTAGGTTTACTGCTACGGTAGATGGGGCTGTGGTAACTGTTACTCAGGCTACAGGTGGTGTAGCTGGTAATACCACAGTTACTCTGACAGACACCGGAACTGCTGGTATGTCGAAGACAAACTTTACTGGCGGCGGTGGTCCAGACCTTGTGTTACAGGTCTCTCATGATAAAGCTAGCTGGGTAACCGCTGTTACACTTGACAGCGAGTTAGATGGTACCGTTGGAGTATTTAAATACTACCCAGATACAACAAGGATAGTTGCTCCATATTTTAGAATGTTACTGAATAGCGGTGGCGTTGATATTGGAACTTCTGGAACATCGCAATTCTTTTTCTCACATAAATAGGAGGTGAACTATGGCTACAACAACAGCAGGAGCTTTTGTTTCTGCAACAGTCAATGGCTATACTGTAAAAACATCACCCACAACCGCTACCATGGCAAACGCAACTGATAAATGTGTCAGTGCTACTATTGTACCTTCTACGGATTCCATTGAAAACAAAAAGCTTCTCATGGGTATGGATATTCAGGTAGTACCTGATGTTGCTAGTGCTTCCCTTGAAATACAAGCATCTCATAACGGTACAGATTGGGTTACTGTTTCTGTTCTTGACGCTTCAGTTGCTGCTAGTACTGGGGTCACAAGCTATCTTGCAGATCTATCGGGAGTATACGCTCCTAATTTTAGATTAGCTTATAATGATGCTACTGTTGTTTCTTCTGTCGGAACTGATTTTACAACTAAATTCTTCTTTGCTTGGGTTTAATCTATGAATATTAATACTCCTCTCCGTACTTTAGATATAGTAGGTACTACTAACAGCAGTACTTGTGTTGCTAATCAGACAGAGAACTTAGGTCGGGGAACAAGAGATTATATATTATCATTAAGAAACGAAATTCTAGAGAATAGGGGATATGTTCTTCCAGAAGACTTTGATACAAGCTGGAACATACGTCTTGGTCCTATCTGGACTCCAGATGTTGAGTCTAGGCTTATCAATTGGATATCTCCAGAATACTTTAGACCAGAGACAAACAACCCCACTAAGATTATTGAAGCTACTGATCGTTCTCCTGAAGAAAACAATTGGTCACAGACAGCTCTCGGCAATATGCCAACCTTAGGAACCCCACTAAATGGGTTTGATGGGCTGGTCTTTGATGGTTTTACCGACAAGATGGTGGACGATACAACAGATACTTTGAATCATGGGACTGGTGACTTCCTACATTATATGGTAGTAAATATTGGTCCAGATGATAACTCGGAAACCATTATAGTTACTACAAAAAATATAACAACATGGGCTTTAACTAAAGATTGTACTAGTTCTGCTACGACACTTACAATGTATCTTGATAGTAACGCTACCTCCAAAACTTCTGCTTATAGTTTTGATGATGATCTTATATTAACTTTTGGTCGTAAGGCCAATAAGCCTATACTATATGTTAATGGTACCCTAGCTTTTGAAGGTAGTGCAGATTTGTTTAATGTTTCAAGTATCTCTGGTCATTTAGGAGATGGCAGCGGTGCCTCAGGTAACTTCGAAGGCGTTATATATGAAATGGTTGTTATATCAGACGAAGGAGCCGTAAGTACTGGCAACATCGCTGTATATCAAGAAGAAATCGAGGGCTATCTTGCCCACAAATATGGCTTGACGGGGAATCTCCCAGCAGCCCACACCTATAAAACAAACCCACCAAGGAAGAGCGTGGTATAAAGGGGAGAGCTATGGCTAAATATAAAGAAAACAAAAAGAAGAGTAAGGCTAAGACTAAGGCTAGAGTTAGTGGAAGCGGTAAGAGACTGACAAAAAGAACTGCTGCCAGAGCTGCTCGTAAAGCTCTTAGAACAAAGCCGGGTCGTTAATATGGACACTAACGGTTGGGATTCATATAAGAAGTTAGTAGTACATGAACTCGAACGTAGTAATATGAGACTCGATAGGTTAGATAAAAGATTACAAAGAATTGAACAACGATTAACTGTTGTTCATACTAAAGTTTATATAGCTGCAATGTTTATTAGTGCAGCTGTTGCGGGTATGATTCAGTATATGGTATACCGATAATCAGACTCTCTCATCGGGGGGGAACAATCTGAAAAGGAGAACTAAATGACAAACGATAATCCATTAGGTAATGAAGGCGAAACTACATTAGAAACAAAGGTTGAAAAATCACCAGAAGAGATACAGCACGAGCAAGAGAAGTTAGCATTTTCTACTCACATTGAAACTAGTGATGAAAAGGTTCCAGAAAACTTTGAAGATGCTGGAGCTTGGTTTGATAGTCTTAAGGAGGCTCAGAAGCAGTATACACAAGCAAGACAAGAGATTTCAGACCTTAAGACTCAACTCCCAGCTGTTGAAGAAGTGAAGGCTCCTGTTGAGCCTACACTAACAAACGAGTTAAGGATTCCACTTCCCGTAGAAACACCGGAAGCGGAGCAATCCCCGGAAGTTAGTGGTGTTGATGAAGCCACCTACGAATCTTGGGGCATGGAGTTTGCCGCAAAGGGTGAGTTCAGCGACTTAACCAGAGACGATATAAAACAACGTACTGGTTTTTCTGACAGAATGCTTGATGATTATGTATTGGCACAAAAGGCTAGGCTTAGAGAAAGCTATTCTAAGGCTGCTAACGTAGTTGGCGGTCCTGACAGGATGGATAAAATCTTTAAGTGGGCCTCTAAGAATTTATCAGAGAGTGATATGCAGGGTGTTAATATAGGATTGTCATCTTCGACATACGAAGTTACGCTTCGTGGTCTCGCATCTATGTATGATGGTGCAGTTACTAGTCAGAAGGCAGGGGAGCCTAAGGCTAACCCTAACCTGACACAAGTTTCTGCTAGCCAAACAGGTATTTTACCTTATGCTAATCAGCGAGAGTTTAAGAAGGAGAGGAACGATCCTAGATTCCAATTAGAAGAAAAGTATAGAGATATAGTACAGAGAAGAATGGCAATAACTGATTGGAACACCCTAGCTGTCTAATTAATATAGGGGAAAGCGGACCCCATAAAGGGAAGTTTAATTAAGTTGTATAAATCCCTCCTTAACCGGAGTAAACGATGATACTGAACTATTAAGTTCCGCTACTGTATGGACTCCTTTGGAATAATCCAGATGTAGATAATGTAAAGCCGCGTTAATAGTTTTACTTTATTTGAAAAGGAGAAATTACCATGACAGCAGTAGGTAATTTAGCTCATGGACATCTTGCTTACCGTGAAAGTGTAACAGCCCCAACTTCGGGCTTACCTTTCTCAGCAGGTGACTCAACAAACACAGGACAGGCTGGTAAGCTTTGGCTTCCTATCTGGTCCGGCGAAGTTATTCACGCCTATGATGAATATAATCAATTCGAAAGTTTATGTACTTCTAGAACAATTCCTAGTGGTACTACGGTTGAAATCCCAATTACTGGTACTGTAGATTTGCTGCCCGCATGGGACGCAGGTGTAGAGTTAGTCGGTGGTTCGGCATCCAAGACTTCAACATTCCAACTCATTCTCGACAAGCGACCAATGGCCGCTCACTTCGAAATTGACAATGTTGATATGATGCTGACTCAGTGGGAATTCCGTAACGAACTGGCACGACAGGCTGCTTTAACTCTTGCTAACACGAGAGATAAGCAGTTGTATTCGTATTTGGTTCGTGCCGCCGCATCTTCACAGATTACAAATGATCCTCGTCCAAGCTTGAACTTGGACGATGCTCTGTATGGTAGTGATAGTACTGACACTCTTAAGCTCAAGGATTGGGGTGCTTCGGGTGCTGATGCGGATGACAGAGCAACTGGTGCTCTGTCGGCACTTGAGAAGGTTGAGAAGTACATTGTCTTCCTTCAGGAAAATAATATTCCATATGATAGACTGTATATGGCTGTAAGCCCTCAGTGTTTCATGGATATTCGTGCTCTTGGTGTTGCTCGTGCGTCGGCTGACCTTGGTATTGGTTCTTCCAATACTGCAAGTCGTCCAATGTTCAGTGGTAATGATTCTTACAGTCTTGGTGCTGGTTTAGCTGAGTCATATGGTCAACTTGTTGACTCACTTGAATATATGGGTTGTACTATCATTAAGACGAACCACGGTTCGGATCAGCTGAGAGATACTTCCGGTGGTACGACTCTTGGCGAAGCTAAGTATAATCTTGACTTCGGTATTGATGATGCTGGTGATGATACTACCGCAGCCATCAACGGTGTTCGTGCCGTCATGTTTACCCCTGAGGCTGTCGGAGCAATCCGATTGCAGGGTCTTAAAGTAGATACGGTGGATGATATCCGTCGTAATACGACCTTTACCGTTGCATCAATGATGCAGGGTACTGGCGTTCTTCGTCCAGAGTGTGCAGCAATGATCTACACACAGGACGGATCCGCAAGTGGTATTGATAACCGGGTACAGATGCGTGAAGCAGCTTACCTTGATGTTGATGCTGATGGTTACACGCAAGCTAGCTAATAATTAGTGTAACTTTATAGTTACGTTATTCATATGCGTCCCCTGCTGCCCCTCGTTGGGTAGCAGGGGATTTTTTTAAAAAGGAGGATTCTCATGGGAAGTATAGCTAAACTAGATGCAGTTAATCATATGTTATTAATGGCGGGAGAATCCTTAGTTTCTGATATTAATGAAAACAGTGGGCTTGATACAGAGACAGCCTTGTTTTGTTTAGATCAGTTTATTAGAGACTTCCAAATGAGGGGAATAGCAAACAATAGGTATATAAAGAAGGTTGTTCAGGCTGCTAAGGGAACAATTGAGTTACCTACATCCCCCTATGATACCTTATCGGCAGAACTTATCTCAAACCACACTACTGATGATGGATATAATATTATTGGTATTGCAAAAGGAACAACAGATAAGTATCTGTGGAATGTAACAGACCAATCTGATCAATGGAAAGCCGCTACTTACCATATTGAAATCATTCAGAAGGTTCATTGGGAAGACATGGATACACCTGTACAAAGGGCAATCCTTTCCTCTGCTGCTAGGCAATATCAAATGGTTACTCAAGGTGATGCTGATGCTGACAATTATCTTGCTGGTATTGAGGGAGTATATATGTCAAGGGGTAAGGCTGCTGACTTAGATGATAGGAGGAGGACAGTATTTACGTCTTCTTCATCAAAACTTAGAGAAGCTAGGAATAGAAGCGGTATTTATAATGACGCAACCTTACTAAGATACTGGAGAACCACTAACCCCGGAGGTTAATCATGGCTAAGAGAGGTCTTAAGAGTAATGTAAGGTCTTACTTTCCTGTTAAGATACCAATTAATACTCTTTCTGGCGGTGTTGGGAGACAGGCTCCTACTAAACGGTTACCCTCTGAGGCTGAAGAATTAGATAATATCTTTTGTACAACCGAAAGATCTATTGATAAACGAAACGGATTCTATCCTTTAGAGGGGGTAGGAGAGGATCTTGGAATTTTAGATGTTGAGGGTTTGTGGTGGTACTGGTTCTTAGCTGGACGAGATCAACAATTCCTTATCGCTCTAGATTTTGAGGCTGGTGGAGATGATAAACTGCTTTATGTCTACAAGGTTGAGGATGACGGAGAAATTATTGAGCAGGTTGTAGATGATGATATTGATCCTGATATCTTAGGGTATTTAACTTTTGGATCGGGTACTGCTAAAGATACTCTTAGAGCTACCTCAGTTGGATCTTCTATTCTTGTGCTCAATACTACAGTTAAGGCAGGCTTTACATCAGATGGTGTTGATGAACGGCTATTTGGTTTAGATGGTATTAAGATGGCGGAGGGGTCTGAAAATTCAGTAGATGTTAAGGGACGAAAGATAAAATACCAAACTTCTATTACTGTTGATCCAGAGGGTGAGGGTGAGTATTGGGTTAAAGGAACAGATTATGTTTGGAATCAGAGGGTTATAGATGGTGGTGTCAGCGATGATGCGCCACAGTATCCAATTTATACAGTTGTGTCTACTTTAGATGATACCGAGCTTCCCGGTCCAACTAATCAAGATTATACCGGTCGCCCGTCAAACGACACTGATGCCAGCCATTATACTGATACTGGAACCCTATCCAAATATATTCCTGTAGAAGATTATATATATCCTGACGGAACCAAGCTATACAACGGACAATCTGTTAGTAGATTCTCAGATCTTAAATGGCCTCCGGATACTAGTGATGTTAATGCACATAGTGGAGATGCGGATACACGAGAAACTATTGCTGCTTTGTATCCTGATTCAGGAAACTCTAGTGGTTATGGAAAGATATATTATCTATCTCAGAATTATCTGTCGAGTACGCCCGGATGGTATCGTGTTATCCAGAATGACGATACACCTTACATAGAAAAGGTTAGAACTCCAGATGAAATGTCTGTGCTTGACCAGAATCGTATGCCTATGCAAATCTATTTGGATGAGGCTAATAATCAATGGTCGATTCGTAAGGTAAATTGGGATCACAGAACCTCCGGTACTACAAACAGTAATCCGGGTCCGTCTTTCTTTAAGGATAATGATAAAAAGGCTAAACAGGTAGAGATTAAGGCTTTATCTTTCTATAGAGATAGGTTATTTATATCTTCTTCTGATGCGTTAGCTTCTTCTAGATTAGGAAACTTTGATAATTTCTTTATTGATGACCCAGCTAATATTACTTTTAAAGATCCCCTTGATTTAAAGGTATCTTCTAATGTGTATACTCCGATTACTTTCTTACAGCCATTCAAAGACTTCTTGTTCCTTGGAACTTCTGGAGATACTCAATATGAGTTAATGGGATCCGAGAATCAGATCTCTCCCTTAACTGCTGAGATTTCTCCCACATCATTCTTCCCTATGACAGAAGATATTGAACCAATTGTAATGAATAATAACCTATTCTTCTTCTCTAAGAATAGATTGTTTATTTATTTCCCATCGTTTGAGGCAACTGGACAGCAAGCTTTCGAGCTTTCTAGACATGTCCCAGAGTATCTTCCAGACAACTACTGGTCTGCTGCTGTATCAACTTCTCATAATATGGTTTTTGTTGTTGCGGGTTCTAGCCCATCTAATAAGATTTTCTGTTATAGAAACCAAACTGTCGGTGATCAGATTGTCCAGAATGCATTCTTTACTTTTACTTTATCCGAAGGTATAGAGGTTTTATCTTTGACAGCTATTGGTGATTTTCTTTATGCTGTAGTTAAACAACAGAATTCACAAATGGGAATCAGTGTTTCTGTTCAACGGCTATCATTACTACCCGAAGAAGGAAGTATTCCTAGATTAGATAATAGACGTATAGTAACACCATATGATCTATCTTATGATGGATCTACTAATGAAACTTCTTTTAAAGTGTCGCTTTCTTATGTTGACCTTAATCAGTTTGTGTGTACTACTGGTGATTATAGTGGATCTGTAGTTGATGTATCGGTTGATACCGGCCAGTCTTCTGAAGAAGAATCCCATTTAATTGCTTCTGGTAATTTTATAGGACTAGAAACGGGTTATATTGGTACTAAATATACTTCTACCGTAACCCTTTCGGATCAGTTTATTAGAGACGCTGAAAATAATATTGTTCCGGGTGCTCTTAACCTAAGATATGGTGTTGTAAGGCATCATAAGACTGGGCCATATAGTGTAAGTATAGCGAGAAAGAAAAGAACAGCGAAGACATACAGATTTTTTCATGAGGTGGTAGATTCAACCGAATCATTACTAGGTGATGATTTCTTTGAGGAAGACGGGGTTTTTAAGTTCCCTTTAATGGGTTTTGCTAATGATTTAGTAATTAGTATTTCCTCAGATTATCCAAATCCAATGAACTTAACTAATATTGAACTAACAGGTAAGTTCAAGCAAATACCACACTTCTTAACAACATAGGAGAATAAACCGTGGCCTATGATAATAATTCAGACAAGGTAGTATACATCAAGAAAACAGGAACAGAGGTTATTAATGCGGGTTATGAGATTGATGTCTCTACTTTGATTGATAGTACTACACAATTAAGCAGCACTCTTACAGACCCAGACGAGTTAGTAGTAGTACGAAAATTTGATCATAGCACTATTGATGAAACGCCCGGAACATACGATCACTCGGCATCTCCTATTACATCAGACGAAGCGTGGTCGGCGTGGACTCTACCTAGTGTTAACGATAGTGGAAGTACTATGTATACTTTAACAGGTACTATCTTAAGTCTATCTACAACAGCAGCAGACTATACTTGGACTACGGTTCAGAGTGGACGAGCATCTGATATTATTCTACCCTCTGTTGTGGCTGCTGATACTATCTATGTTCTACGTAAGACATATGCCCTTACAAAGTTGGTGAGTTGGACGGCTGGTTCTAAGATTACAAGTACTAATCTTAACCTCTCTGATGACCAACTTTTGTTCTTGTCTCAAGAGTTGATGTCTCTTTGGCATAACATTCACTCACTTAACCCCGCTGTTGGTCAACCCGATGGTATCTGTCCTCTTGATTCTAGTGGTGTTATTGCGGCTGGTTACGTTAATATAGATAATTTGTCTCTGGGATCAGAGAATGGTGTTCAAGGTGATGGTAGTGCCGACAGTAAGTTTAGTATTCTTCTTCAGGCAAACTCAGGTTTAGCCGTAGAAGCCACAGGTATTAAAGCTGATACTGTAGATAATGTCACTACAACTGATTCATATAGACCCTTGTCGGCTACTCAGGGTAAAAGTCTTCAACAGCAAATTACTTCTTTAGGTACAGGTGTTGTATTTAAGGGAGCTGGTGATATGGTTGGCAGTGCTGGAGAGACGTTCTATAATTCTATCTATACCGATGTCGGAGCTACACCTTCTGCTGGGGACACAGTTACCCATTCTGGAAGCGGAACCGCGGCTCATAGTACTTGGGGTGGTATTACTGTTGCTCAGTATAATCTGGTTAGATATAGTGGGTCTGCGTGGCAAGTAGTAAGCTCTTCTGCGCCTCTTGAACAAGATGGCAGCACTCCTCTATTGTCCAACTGGGGAGCCGGGGCTTATCAAATAACTACAGCAAGTGCTGCAACTCCCTCTGCTGGTGATGACTCATACATCTTAGCAACAACTAAGTTTGTTCAACAGGAGTTATCTGGTACTAAACTTTCAGAGCTCGGTGATGTTAATGTTAATGTAGATGACGATACCTCAGCACCCGCTGGACAGATGATTTACTGGGATGGTGATTCATGGGAGAAGGTAGAGCGGAACATAACAGATGCCTTGTCGACTGATAAGATTCTATCTACAGGAGACAGTGTTCAAGATCTTGATGATGTAGCTACTACCTCTCCTACTGAGGGTCAATATTTATCTTTTACCGCTAGCACAAGTAAGTGGACTCCTGCCTCACTTCCGTCTGCTTTAGATCCTCTTGTAGCTCTATGTGGGGGGGACGATCCTAATGGTGATGCTGACAACTCCGCCGATATACAGACTGCACTAAATCAAGCTGCACTTGGCTACTATAGAACAGCTGCTGGTGTAACTAAAGCTACGACCGCTACACTAAGCATACTTGACTTCAGATCAAGAACCCACCAAATTGGAGATGGTACTGATAACGGCACACAGATAACTCTTCCCGGTAAGCGGGATATTACGGTTAGAAACGGAACTCTTGAGTTTAATGATAATACGTCATCAAACTATAGAGTAATACGGATGGATGCTGCTGGAACTACCCAATCAACCACGTTATCAACAATTGCTATTAAAGGCGATACACGTATACATGTAGCAGACGAAACTAATTTCGTTGCTGGGGATATGATTGAGATTGAAGCTCCGGTTACTGGGGATAATGCAATAGATCATCAGGTATGGGATCGTAGTGGGGTAGATGACGAAGTATATGCGATTCAGCTAGTTGTTATTTCTCGGGTCGATGCTGCCAATAATATGATTTATCTAGAAGAACCACTTAATCATACATATGCATCTGGTACATCCGCTGCTACTACTGTAAAGAAGTATACCCATACGGACACAACAGATACAGGCCAAGCTGTAAACTGGCTGTGGGATAACATGACGTTTAATCACGAACTTTCTAGTGAGATGGTTTGTGAAGAAAACGCAATCTATATGACCGGAAATGGTTCCGAGTCTACAGACAACACTGTTAAGGTGACTGTCCCGACTGGTCATGGTGTGGGCGTGGGAGCTACGATGCTACTGATTGATCATGATATTCCTGCGGCAGACTTAGAGGACCCTGACGATTTTCTTGATGTAGATCACACAGTAACAGTCGCTACTAGTACTGAACTTAGTTGTGAGATGGATACTGGTAGCGAGTGGTTAGGGTCTGATGGTAACTCTGGTGGGGCATATGGTCGTGTTGTAGCTTTTAATGATAACCTCTTTAGGCTAGAGCATGCAAGAGACTTTACATTTAGAAACTGTACCTTTAATGGGTTCAGGGGTAATGTCTTTGAGTTATACCGATGTAAGAATATTCGGTTTGAGAACTGCACCTTTAATAAGTGCCGTTGGGGTAGTGGGAAAAATCATGGAGCTGGTATTAGGGTGGAAGAGTGTGATGGTGTTCATGTAAAGGATTGCTCATTTAATGATTGTTCTTGGGGAGTTGTATGTCCCACTTCTACTTATACTTCTAGGGAAATCCATATAGATAACTCCAAATTTCATTGCCTTTCTGCTGTTTATCTTAGATCGGGGATTACAGGAAACAATTCTATTACTAGCTGTGATATAAAAACCCTACCTTGGAACGAAGAAAGATCTAATTTTGGATATCAGGGTAATGATAGTCTTAGGTATGATGTTGAATTCTATGGAAACAATATTGAGATCCGAGATAATAAGATAGGTAATGTAAGAACCCAGCCCCCGGATACTATTGAGCACACTGCTTTCTGGGGACAGGGTAGAGGTTATACGGTTGGTGGAGGTGGTACTTATGGTGAGGCACCTGCCAATTGGGGCTCTATACGTACTGTTACTTGCCAAGACTCAGAAGATATAAACCATGATGCAGATACTTCTGTAGGTCAATGGGGGTGGTCTAAGGGTATTCAAATAATAGGAAATACCATGATATCTTACTGGATTGGAGTGACTGTTGAGTTTACCCGTAATACTAGGTGGGGTACAGGCAACAGTAGCAACTTTACAATGAGAGATAATCACATCAGTACTATGCGACTGCTTAACATGAGTATGTCATCGGCTGATGCTGCAAATATAAATGCATATAATATTCGGCTTAATAACAATACATCATACGTAACTCCCCCTATGAAAAAGATTTCAAACCTATCTTATCAAGGTATTAATCTACTTACTGCATCTTATGCTAGGGGAATGTTTATTTACCCCTATGCTGGAAGAATATATGGGTTGCAAATACATGGCAACCACATGCAAGCCGGCGTTGATATTGGGTATGCATATTTACTCGGGACAAGTGGACACAACACAGGCAAACTTAACCGTATGTCATTTCAACATAATTACACTATAAACTTTAAATGGGGTATTTCCTTTTATGCGGCTGCTAATAACTCTGCTAGAAGCCAAATGTCATCCTCTAGGGTATGGAATAATGTATTCTACTCTCTTGGCTCTGGTGGTGCTTGGGTTTATAATTACTCTAAATTCCACGGACACAATAATAACTACGCCTTCAACATCGCTGCGTTTTAACGGAGGGTCTCTATGAATAAAAACAAACTAAACAAACTCAACGATCTGCTCTTGAGTTCTCTATTAGCAGATCTAGACGATCCTCAGAAATGTACTCCGGGTCTATATCAAGTTATCCGGGGGTATCTTAATGACAACGGAGAACTGTTGGAGGGTATTCCTAAGGAAGCCTTAGACTTCCTAGAAGATAGGTTATCCGACAGTATTCCATTTAGAAAGTTAGGAGCTTAATATGGCTAAAAAATTGCCCGGCTGGCTTGGTAAGTATCAAAAGGCGGTAGTCGGAAAAAATATCTATAAGAATAAAAAAACTAGACAACGAATTGGGGAGATGACGGGTATGGTTCCCCAAAAAAAGAGACCAACAGGTAGTGCTGCATTCCGGGGAATGCTCGCAACGGCATTTGGTTTATTCCACTTCCATTCCGGGAATGAAGACCAAGGAAGAAAGGCTTTGAAATTTGGGGGCTGGCGTAAGTATAAACC